AAAGAAAAACCTCGCGGAATGGTGTATGAAAGCGGTTGCATCTGAAAAGGACGATATTGAGATCGAATTAAGATGTCCGGAAATGGATAGTCGCGGTAAGTTCGGACGCGTTCTCGGTGAAATCTGGGTTTCGGAAGACGGGAACTGGACCAACGTAAACAGATGGATGTGTGAAAACGGACACGCCGTCCCATACCACGGTCAAAACAAGGACGATGTTCAGGCGCAACACATGGCAAACAGAAAAATGTTAGCCGAAAAAGGTATCGTTACCGAACATAAATAATTTCGTATGTTAATGTATATGAATAAGTCCACTTTGAAATCTATGTTAGATAGAAGTCAAAAACTCAGAGACTCATACAAAAGAGCAAAAACAAACGAAGAGAGACAGAAAATTGCAAATAAAACAACTTTATTTAAAACATTTAATAAAAAACAAAATATTAATACCGTTTTAAAAAAAGAGAAAGCTATGCAAGATACAAAGAAGATAAAAAGAGATCTTGAAAATAAAATGAAAAAGGCAAAGACTAAAGAAGATATAAATAAGTATAAACCTTTGATAAACATGGCGAACCGTATTTTAAAAGGTAACTAACGCTTCTTATTTTAATTTCCGTAGGGATATTTTCTAATCCATAAATTGCATACCCACTTTTCACCTGATTTTACAGGTGCACCACCGTGTAATGCTTTTTTTGTCATACACTCATAATTATTTAACGTGTTAAAAAATAAAGCGTCGCCTTTTTCTAAACGGTACGATTTGTTTATGTTTGGAAACTCGGTTTCACCACCTTCATACTCGTCATTCAAGGCGACTATGAATGTGTACATGCGTTTATTCTTATCATCCGGAAACGAGTCTTGGTGTGGTTTATAAAACCCGCCTGATTCGTATTTCAAAACTTGTAAATCCTCACAGTTACTTAAAGGACGATCCGTCATCGAAACGCATTTACGTATAAGTTTATCGACGACGGGGTCTTCAGACGCTTTTAACCATGCAGTTTCACTTTTACGTATAGACTCGTCTATGTCACGAGACATGGAGACGGTTGATTTGTGTAGTTTTTTAGAAGCTATATTTTTTATGTGATCACACTCTTCTTCGGATAAAACTTTTTTTATTCTACGAGGTTCATAGTATACTGGTATAATGTACCATATGAGTACTAATATAGAAATAAGCACGAGTACCTTATTCATTTTAATAAACTAAGAAATTCTTTCTACCGCAGATAACATGAAATAGTAAGCTGGTAACATGACAATATTTATAACGGGTACCGTATAAGCACCATACGTTTTATCGTGATACACAAACAAACTTATCGCACAACAATACAGAGACGCAAAGTACATGAACTTACTGATGTTATAAATGTAAAAAGTACTCTTAACTATACTCGTAAACGCATAAAATTCCAATCTTCTATACTGTACAGGTGCTGATAAATTAGCTTGTGTAACAAACAATACACACATTATATAGTATAAAATATCGAATATATCAATAAACTTCTCCCACTCGTACCGTATTAACATAATACTCGTAAAAAGACATACCAAATAGTACTTATACAATTCTTCGGAAACAAGTCTATCATTACTAAATGACCTGTGTAGATGGTACAATACACGCGGAGGCATGTGTAATAATAGAGCGAGGTTAACAAAACTTTTTTGATCGAAAAAGTATGTTAGTGAAAATGGTATCATACACGTGTATGCAGATAAAAGTTCAACTGGTCTTATGAGTTTCATTTTTATATACGTATCGCGTAATCTTTAAGGCAAACCTATAAAACTAGGTGTTTTTGAATTGTATCTCGTGTGTATCTCGCGTATAACATCGTTCGTATACTTCATGAGTTCTTTGATTGTACTTGTAATTTCCAAAGACGTATCGAGAACCCATTGTCGTAATATATCACCACACGAATTGGTAAACATCTCGTACACGTCGCGAATATCTTTAAACTTTTCTTTGAGTTTATCGCGTCTTTGTAACTCTGTTATAAACTGGTGTTCGGTTAAAGTTTGTAAAAGGTACTGTATTCTCAAGTGCATGTTATTAGCATCATATATTTCGCCGTACTTATATATAAGTTCATGGTCCATTTTGTACAAAAGTATACATATTTCTAAAAGGAACTCGGGTGCATTTGCTTCTCTCAGTTCACTAATACTAGGTCTTCCACCGCACGGTATATCACCGTGTTCCCGCGTTCTCTTTTTAAACTCGAAAAAGTGTGGATTGTGTATTCTTCCAAGCTCTATATTACCCGTTCGCCAATCGAATGCTGTTTTACAATTCGTACACCACATTTGCATACACCCGTCTATTTTAGAAATCATCGTACTACATTTTGGACACGGACGTGTATCTTTGTTTATAAGTTTCATGGTTTCTACATTGTTTGGATCACAAACGTGTTCGGAATCCAAAATTTCATTACACTTTACACAAAAGTTTTTTTTACACAAACCACACTTCCAATCGGCATCTATGTAACCTCTACACTCACTAGATGGACACGCGCGAATGAAATTTCTACCCGAATCTTCATTAATATGCATGTACCTTAACCTGTTCATTTCAGAAGTTATATCTTCTATTTCTTGGCGTATTTCCCCTTCCATGTCGTCATATTCTGTAGTTCTCATTCCTCTATCATAAGAATCTCGTTTTCTTCTTTCTATTAGTGCTAGCGCATTCAATTTATCGTAATACATTTCCCGAAGTTCTCTAATACGAATTATACGTTCTACTTCGGGTTGTGTTTCTGGTATGAGTATTTTTTCACGCTCAAAAAGAACTTTCTCCCTATGTTTTTTGTATTCGACGTTTCTAAAACGTTTCGTACAAAACGAGTCTATGAAACCCCTGTTTATTTCACGTTTACATTTCATACAGTGTGGTTCTTGGATAATAGATAATAAATACGTCTGAACACACGATTTACACGCATCGTAATAACAAAAAGGACATTCAACCTTTTTGTGAATCGTTTTGTTATACGTTTCACAACAAACTTTACACGAGTCCATTATTATTCTTAATTTAAATATAGAGAATTGTCTTTAATTAATTATTCATATACGTTTTTTTAACCCAATCACGATCTTTCTTGAAAATTTTAGAAAGTTTTGGGTCCTTACGTTTAAACAAAATCATGAGTACATTGAGTCTTCTAAAAAGACCGAGGGGTGGTTCACCTGCACGAACGACTTTACCAAGCGCCCTATGTCTCGCAAGTTCCGTTTTTTCTTTAACGTCAACGTACCCGTGTTTTGAAAGGTACCCTGTGTTACTTATTGGAATTTTCATTTATTTAAACTTAGGATTTTTATTTTGAAGCATTTGCTAGTAAAAATAGACTTATAGCATCAATCAAATCAGTATAAACTAGAATTACACCTATTAAAAGTACGACAGTGATAATATAACACAAAATGTAAAAGGTTGTTCCTTTCGATTTTTTTCTTTCTTTTCTTACTGATGGACCTGCTCTTTTTTTTGAGTTTACACTAATGAAAAGGCAATGTTCATATTATCCCATAATGTTTCTGTATTTATTTCACTCTGTGATTTAAAAATTACTCTAGAATTTTCATAAGTAGCATAACGATATTCATTAGGTTGTGTTCCCACTCTTAAAATTCTAAAAGTAGTATTGTTATCATCTGGTTTACTAGATTGTATTAATGTAAATAGTTGTTTATTTTGAACAGTACCATTTTGTTGTAATATATTATTATTATCAATGTAAAAATATTCATCACCTTTTTTAAAGTATACAAACTTATTGCCATATGCGGGAACATTTTCTAATTGTAAATCCCTGGCTATTTCGGCATCTCCGATTTTAAGTAAATACTTTATATTATCATATTGAGTTGTAAATTCCCTAACATCTATATTCGGCGAAAATGTAGATGTATAAGTACTCGTTATTTTTAATGACATATCGAGGTCTTCTACCTGTATGGAAATACCGTTACCACCTTTATATAAATATTTTTCCGATACAATTTCTGGGTACATAACATCTTCTAAGTATTTCACTTTTATTGTAATATAGTTTCTACCTATCACATTATACAAATCTTCTCTTACACATGTACTTAATTCATCATTATCAGTACTATATTTCATACATGTACTTATTTCATTATTAACTGTTGTTTTATCGTTATCAAACGTAATAACCAAATCAGAACTACTTAAACTTTTAAAATATTTCATATTTTCATCATTACTATCTGTTGGTCTATTAATAGAGTACACGTCAATAACATAACCATCCCCTGATGTTTCATACTTTAATTCATTCTCATCTAAAGGTCCCGACTTGTTCATGGTTTCATCGAACACGTATCTTTTAAAAATGATGGTTTTTACGTTTGTAAAGTCTTGCATGTTTTTCCATTTAAATGAAAAATTTACATTCTTAGACAAGATCTTTTCTATATCTTCATTTTCGTACTGATATCTTTCAATCTCATACCCACTATACGAACTATTTTCGATATTAAGATCATTTTTCTCGTCCATTGGCATTGGGTTTATAATTTTACTATATGCGTTATTATCATAATCTATATAAGGCACTAGTTGTTTTGATTTTTTACTATATGCGTTATTATCATAATCTATATCAGACACTAGTTGTTTTGATTTTTTAACTAATTTATCAAATAAGTAGATACCTAATAAAAAAATGACAATCAAGACAATCAAGAGAAAAAATCCTAAAATGAAAGTAATAGTATTATTCATCGTGTTTTATATTATATAACAAAAAAATATTAATTATCATTTATAAATTTTTTTGATGACGCGACTACGTTAGTTTCGGAATCATAACTTATTATTCTTTTAATTTCGTTACCATTTAAATCCAATATCTTAACATATATATCGTCCCATGTGGAATAGCTAAGATTAGTAGCATTTGTATTATACACTTCAACTCTTTTTATATCTTCAATTTTATATGCTTTACCTAAATTAATCTTAATCCAGTTTAATTTTCCAGGGGTTGTCTGATAATAATTATCAAATTTTCCTTGAAATAGTACTTGAGCAGGTAATTCATTTTCCTTATATTCTTTATCTTGGTCTTTAGCCATTTTATAACCACTAGTTTCAACTTGACTATAACGTGTACCAAAACCACTTGTAATATTTTTAGTCATACTACCGTTGACACTTGCAAAAACTCTAATATCAGACAGAGCTAAAGAATAATAATCTACATCTTTTTCAAAACCTATCCATATATATTTAACAATTTCATCTTTAGTTGGAAATGTAAAATCTTGTTGATAATATGTACTAGCTTCATTTGCATATTTAGTTACCATTTCATTAGATCTACGAATTTCATCCTCCTCAAAATTCAGTAATTTGACATATGTACCTCCCCAATACTTCTTCAACCAACTATGACTATTATTATACACTTCAACTCTTTGTATATCTTCAACAGGATAATTTTTACCTAAATCAATCTTAATCCAGTTATCATTTTTATCTCTTTGAGTACCAAAATAGTCATTTTTAGAGGAAGTTGCATTTTTATCGAACATAATACTTCTATGCTCACCCCACTTAACAGTACCACCTTTCTTAGATTGACCCGTAGTTCTAGATTCGACATTCCCATACGTTTCACCAAAACCTTCTACAATATCTTCATCGTTAGATATTACTTTAATTTTATGAAGAGTTAATGACTTGTCTTGTGCTTTATAGCCCTCATAAGCAGAATCATCAGTAGTTGCATCAAAAAATTTATTATTGCTTTTATCCCACCATATATACGAACCAGCCCATTCATAACCAATCCACACGTATCTTACATAATCACGTTCATCATCATTTAAAACTTCTATTTCACTATAATTAACATTTAATAAATCAATTACATATACCCCGAGAGTGCTAGGTAAAATGACCGCGTAGTTATCCGAAACAGCAACGGAACTACCAAATTTTTTATCTACCGGGTGTTCAGGTTTATACACCCTTGTTCCCTTATCTAATTTACCGTATATACGTTTATATATGTAAACAGCACCTCTTCTCGTTTGTTCCCCTTCCGCTCCTATTATTGCATAATTATTACTTAATGATACAGAACACCCAAACTTATCAAATTCTTTTGGATTATCGCTAGGAACTATAGTTTCTTCCTTATTCCATGGATCAGTACCACCTTTGTTTATATACATGTATACTGCGTTGTTATTTGGTGAACCTACAAGCATATAATTATCTAAAATAGAAACAGGTCCTTCGTGAGTAAGTGTTTGAATTTTAATCCATTTACCTTCCAAATTTTGTTTATATATGTTTTTACCTATAATTACGGTATTATCTGATACAGCAATGTTATCGCTAATATCTTCTATTAATGTACCATTAGTATCCCAATAATCTCCATCGCCTTTTTCGTATATGTACGTGACACCTGTTTTTATTGAGTCCCATTGCCACTTATTCTGCCAGTCTTTTGGTTCTAGGACATACATTTTATAAACAGGTGCGGTAACTACTAAATAATTTCCTGAAAAAGCAACATTCGTACCAAAACCATTCATTCGAAAATAATTACCTCGATTCTCACCAGTGTCATATATACTTTTTTGGAATTCTATAATAGCAGCACCATCATTTTCAGTTTTAGTATTTTTAGTAGTTAAGTTACCATTACTATCAATTTCGAAAATATACACTTTACCTTCATCTTTTAAACCAACAATTACGTAATCATCTAATATGTCAATAGAAGAAATGTTTTTTTTGCTATCGTTTTTTATATCCACTACAATATTATTTTTTTCTTCTTTTGTATCGTTATAAATTAAATGAAAAAGACCTTTATATTGGTCACAATCAGTATATTCGTAAATAACTGTATACTTATCATTCATAGCCATCATCAAATCAGTATCATTATTATAACAGTTATAAGAGTATAAATGTATATTTTCATCTGTAATTTTTAATTCTTTTTGTATTTCCGTTTCTGAATTACCATTTATTTCTTTATAGTCTTCAAAAGGCTTTACGTACATTGTAGGTTCTTCTTCCAATAAACTGTTTTTATTAGGATTTAAATCGTCGATACTATTCCATTTTGTGTCAATATCAGGTTTATAAAGTATCATACTTTCAGAAGATGGATATTTTGTAATAAGTTCATCACCTTTATTTTTGTTACATTCAGTACCGTTACCAGTTTTTTCCCGTGTAATATTATATGTCCATTTTTGACACGTTAGATAATCTTTATCATCACAATTTTCAATTATACCATCAGTAGTTTCCCAACTACCTATACAATCAAGATTATTTTCAGGATCCTTAAAATGTTCACCAAAATTCACTGCATTCAATAATGGATTATTTATCAAATCACTATTATCATTTGGGTTTAAAGAAACTGACACCTCGAAATTTTTATATTTTTGTAAATTAGTTTGAGTGGGCCAATTAACAGTAATAACATCATTGTTATTTTTTAAACATTTATTACCTTCACCAATACCTTCTACTGTTATATTATACTTCCAGTTTTGACAATTAAAACCACCAGTATTATTTTCGTTTGCATCTTTATCGCATATATATTCATTCCCATCTTTAACAAATTCGGCAACACAGTCTTTGTTACGTTCACTATATATATCTGTCCAATTTTTATTTGTAAAATCGTCATTTATAGGCTGAAAATAATTTGAAAGTTCCATGTTAAAGTCTTTTTGATTTAATGGTAAAAATTCGGAAGTATTTAATAATTTCTTAATACCAGAATTATCAAAATAATATAAATACACTTTGATACCTGCTATATCATCCGTGTTTTTAAAAGCGTGATCTTTTAATAATTCCAAGTTAGGTGTTTCTTTAAAATTTTTAAAAAAATCACTGTCATCTTTTACAATGTTTATAGTTTCTAATGGTGCATATCCATCTTTCTTAACAACGATTACCCATTCCTCGACGGTTTCGTTTATACCATTAGTATTATACCATTTAAAATTTATTTTGTTTATTTTATAAATACCATTGCCTGTATTATCATCATTATTAATTGTAATTTCGTGATTTTTACTATGTGTTCGTCCATTAAGTTTAACTATATATTTTTTAGTACCAGGTGAATTTTCCTTCCAATTTAAACTAAAAGTTTCTTCTTCATTATCATTAAACTTATACGAAATAATCTCTTTATTATACCCTTTTTTTTCTTGGCTCATTAAGTTCGACGGTCTTGTATTTGGTTTCTCCCCTTCTTCGTGTATAGATACAGTATATTTATAATTAGGGTTTTTAACGTTAGTAAAATTCGCAGTAACATCTAAACCGGAGTTAACTATATTAACAGTAAAAGTTGGCGGGTTTATAGGAACATATAAATCGTTAGTTGGAATTACCCAATTAAATATAAGGTAATTCAGTTTTGAACTGTCTTCATAAAAATATAACATATCATTTCTTTTTAAAAGTTTATAACCATAATCTGTACCAAAATCATAACTAGGAACTTTTTTATTACCAGTTTTAGAATCATGAATATCTTTCATTATTGAAGTAATTAAATATTCTCGATATATTTCTGGGTTGTCGTCTGAAGAATCACCAAAGTACAAATCCCAAGCTTGTTTACTATGATCGAACCTTAAATGCAGTGAACCTTCATCAAGAACTTCTAAATCTAGTGTTTCCACTGGTTTAACCTGAACACCATAATAGTCTGTGACTAAATCATATTTTTCTATTTTTTTAATATAATAAAAAAGTAAAATTATTACTATAATGATAAAAACAAGTAGTATCATTTTATATAATATAACGTAATAAAATTATAATTTAAACTTAGGATTTTTTTCGAGTTTACCTTCGTGAAACACAACCGGATTATAATACGTTCCATCGGCATAGTACACTTTAGTATACCACGACTTTGAATTAGCATCCCAAACCTCACGTCTTTTTAAACCACACTTATACTTAACCCGGTTCTCCATATCTTCTCTACTTCCAGTAACTTTTCCCGTCTTGTTACCTTTGACAATGGTTTTTGCCTTTTTCACGTCGTTAATAAAAGAGATATATCGAATAAGTCCAGTGTACATATTTTATTAACGATTTGTGTTTACTTTTTATATTACTTATTTTTGTTGGTACTTTGTTTGTTTATTTAATTGCGCGAGACGCGTCTTTACCGCTATTTCGGTTATACCTTCGTTAATGTTCTTTTTGAGTCTGCTTACGTTTTTAGCCGCGCGACCTTTCATAGTATTGTTAACGAGTTTCTTAAGGTTCGCCTTCTTATTTCTGGGCGGTGGTGGAGGTTTATTTTGCATAGCTTTTATCAATTTAGCTTGAACATTTTTTCTTTTCTTTTCATCCATGTTTCGTTTTATATTACCCTTAATTCTATTAAACGCCCGATTTGCTTCCATACCTTGACTTCCAGTAAATATACCTTTTCTCCACTGCGTAAGGTTTGCACTATTTATGTATTTCTTACGATCAGCATTCGTCATGTTTGGGTACGTTTTGGATATGTATTCTGCGAGTTGTTTCTTGACTTCTTGACGTTTCTTTTTATTTGCAGCTTCGTTATAATTACCGTTTAGTTTTTCGGATTCTATGACTTTTTCTATACTCGGTGCAATGTTCTTAATCTGAACACGGTAATTTTTAAGTTGATTGAGTAATTTGTTTTTAACTTTTTGGTTCATTTGTGTCGATTTAACTTTATTAGTCAGGGATTCGCGCATTTTTTGGTTTTTTGCAGCTTTCTTTTTATTTTCCTCTTCCCTTTTCTTCTTTTCCTCCTCTTCCTTTTTCTTTTTTTCGCGTCCTTCTGCTTTTTTCTTTTCGATCATTTCTTCCTTCGCCTTTCGATTCGCTTCCTCTTTTTCCTTCGCTTTTCTGATTGCCTCTTCCTTCGCCTTTCGATTCGCTTCCTCTTTTTCCTTCGCTTTTCTGATTGCCTCTTCCTTCGCCTTT